CCCATCTTTGATGAGTCTGATGAGTTCTTTTGAAGATTCCCAAAAAAGTCTTTTATCATTGAGTTCAGTTTGAAGGATTTGAAGTGCAACACATACAGGCATGCCACGTTCTATCACATACCAAGCGGCAACCTTAACCAGTCTCTTATCCGCTTCCAGTTCTGTCATAATTCCCTTGCGGCTTTTTTCACCAAAACTTTGATTGCATCATCAAGCTTGTTGACTGATGTGTGGATCATGCTCAGTAGTTCCTTGCGATCAACATCGCTTGCCACTTGATGCTGCATTAGCATATTCACTAAGCCTGCGATGTTGGTCAATGGTTGGCGCAGTTCATGGCTCAGCATGAAGCGGAACTCCTCAAGTAGATTCTTCTGCCGCTCATGCTCATGCGAGCTGATGGAGGTCACATCGACTATCTGAATGCCAACAAAGTGTAGAGTGTCATCAATCGCAAAGCAGTTCCAAACATTATATCTATCGCTTGCGTTCTTTTGTCTTGTGCGAGCATAGACTCTTGATGGCTCAGGTGAATGCTTGCGAGCTCGTTCAATAGCTTCAATGAAATCAATCTTATCACCTTCAATGCTTATGATATCCGTGATTTTTGTCGGCTTAATATGGCTGACATAGTTCTTGAATAGCTCATTGTTTGTGAAAATCTTTCCATCGCTATCGGTCACTACATAGAATAAATCTATGCTATGCTCTAAGATGAATAGCGAAGACATTGCTTGAGTTCGCTGTAAAGATTAGACCATGCGCCCATTGAGCTGTATGCCCATTGCGCTGTGATGTAGATGGTAAAAGTCAACAGCATGCCCATAATCGGAGCATCCATCGTTGGCTTGTACTGGGTGAACTCAGTGCGCGGCTTGATGATTATCTTTGGCTCTGGCTTTGGCGCAATCAAGAATGCAGATGTGCTTGGTTGAATGGTGTCGCTTGCGTAGACTTGTGTCATCGTAGGTGGCTCTGGCATTGGCTTATCGGCAGCAATCTCGAAAGTTTGCCCCAATTGATTAGTGCAATAGTTCTTGCCAAAGATAGTGAAATTCTGCAAAGGTTGATAAACGACTTGCGGCTTAATCTCAACACGATGGTGATGCGTATGGACTTTACAGCCAATACCCACCACGCACCCTGCATCGAGGGTGGTGATCACTTGTACTGAGTCTATTCCGTCATCCATTGTCATTGCTTTTTGGTATGTATCCTGCGGCTACCATTGCGGCCACAATAGCTGCAAGTGTCTCTGTGGTGATCTGCTTGAAGATAAGCGCAAACACACTTGACAGAATTACCAAGGAGCCAATCGTCGGCCTCCAGTACTTGAGAACAATGTCAAGCACTTGCCTCGGTTTGCTGACTCTCCTTGCCGCCATAGTTGTCAAACGATTGGTGTAAAATAAAGTTGCGCCTCTTTCTTGCGCCTTCTTACAAGACCAGTTGAAACCTCACCGCCTGCTCTGTTCCACTTGAGGAACTCTGATGCAATCTTCGGGTCGTTTGGGTTGGCTTTGATGAACCTCAACAGCTGCGACTTAGCAAGGTTGCCTGCGCCCAGGTTAAAGCAGAAACTTACAAGCGCATCAAACTGATTCTGATTCACCTTGGTAGTGTTTAAAAGTCCAATGACACTGCCCTCAAACTCCTTAAGGTGATCCTTTAGCATCTGATTTGCTTGCTCACGGGTGATGGTCTGCCCGAGCTTCACCTTGCTGCCGTCATGGTAGTAGGTTGCGCCGTAGCCAATGGTAGGCACTCCTGCGCTGCATAGGTAGGAGGTGAGCCGCAAGCCTTCAAACTCCTGTATGAGTCGAATGCCGTTGTTACTTAACTTCATATTGCAGCATTACGTATAAGTATTGATAATTAAATGCACTTGTTGTTGATTGAACTGCAATTTCTATTTTATTAGTTGCAGTATCTGCTTGTATTCCCCAATTAACTAACTCACTTATGACTCCATTGAATGCGACTATTCCAAATGCATCTTTAACATTGGTGAAATCAGATGCAACTGGCAAAGAGATTTGAAAATCTGCTTGTGTTTCTCCTGTATCAAGTTGAAGGTCAATAATCAATGAACAAGTGACAATGCTTCCTACCCTTGAGTAGTTTGCTCCTATTATTTGAACAATTTCACTATACGTTTCACCGCTAACAACTGGAGTCCAATTGCCACTGCTTACGATGTTACCAAGTTCAATCTGCTTAGATGTGCCTTGTGGTGATTGCGATGTGTCGCTCACATCCACAATGTATAATAAGTCTGCATCAACCGCCGTAGTTAATGTTCCTAAGTCTGTAATTTTTACTCCTGCCATGATGTTAGTTGTTTATGATATAGTTAACCGCCTCAGCTGAGGTCGAGAATTTTATGCCGTTGAAGGTGAACTGATTCACATTGATAAGAAACACACCCACATTTGTACCCATGTGCAAGCAGTTCTCATCAACAACTTCGCATAGTTCAACATTGGATGCAATAGCACCAATCACCGATGTGTAAAAATTCACATATCCGCCTTCGAGTGTTATGTCTATCATTGTTTTTGGATTTGAAAATAAGATAAAACTGATGAATCGGCTGCTGACCCATTCTGTATTGCGAAGATTATATATTGGTCAACCGTCCAATTTATATTTGAATTGGTTAATGTTGCATTACCCACAACAGCATCGTTTTGCACACTTGCATTTGCTTGAACAGTTTGTGTATTGGTTGCCGTTTTAATAAGAGCATTCCTATCAATTCCATTGTATGTATGCGAAATTGTTGATGTTGCCGATGTGATAATTAATATCGGCGCAGGACTGGTAAGTGAATCGGCACTATTTACATATACTCTCAATGTCATTATAGCAGCACCGCCAGTCTTTCCAACCCTTGCTTTTATCTGCAAAATATCACCAACCGCAAATGTATTCGCAGGGATTAGCTGACTTACTACCTTGACATTTGTTGTGACTCCTGTAACGGCTGTTTGGTCTGTTGTGTTTTTGTAGCTTAATGGAACTGCAATTGTAATATCACCGCTTCCAAGCAATGAAGTCGAGTTGATGGTCTTGATGTTTACACCGCTCGACAAAGCATCCTGCTTGGCTGCAAAGGTAGTGAAGTCACTACTGCTCAATGCACCTCTGTTGGCAGCACTTGCCGTTGGTAGGTTGAAAGTATGAGTCGCAGTTGTGGATGATATCGCGAAGTCAGTGCCTGCCGTTCCAACTGCAAGGAGTTGAGTCTGGGCAGTCAGTCCATTAAGCGAGGTCAAGCCTGTTGAGAAAGTTGTGATAATCTGACTTAAGTGATTGTCCTCTGTGTGCATCGTAATAGTGCGCCCACTATGAATCACATAAAAGCGCACTGCAAGTCTATCTGTTGCTGCAAGTGTCGTCTGTGGTACTGCTAATGCAGTCAGATATAAGTCAATCGTAGTGCCGCCTGTAATGTTTTCAGGATTAGTAGAGTTGGATGCAATCAATGTCAATGCAGCACCATCCCACTTGTATAATTCAATATAGAATTTTGGACTACCTCCGTTGCTTGATGCGCTAAAGTATGTTTCAAAGTTCCAATTTCCCGCAGGAATTGCCAATTGATTTGGGTCATTTGCATCTGTTATGAATGATTGAATGTATCCATCAGCATTGATGGTAAAATCAGTTCCTGCTCCAATGATTGGCACTTTGTTGATCTCCTTCATTGCCACACCTCCGAAAGTACCTTGACTCACTGAGCCGTTGAGGTAGTAACTTACCGATGCTCCGCCTCCAGTTGATGTTGGGAAGTTTGCAAGTTGACCATCGCCTCTGATGTATTGCGTTGCAACTCCTGCCGCTGTCACTGCCAATGTTCCGCTTGTTGTCACTGGGTTACCACTAACAGAGAACGCGGCAGGCATTGATAGGTCGACTGATGTGACAGTGCCTGTTGGTATAGATGGAAATGGTTGAGGTGATCCTAAGCCATCCAAGTAGTCAGTGCTCAATCCAGTTGGCACATTGAACTTGCCATCGAAGGTATTCCAATCTGTTGAGCTTAAGTATCCGTCAGTGCTTCCATCTGCTTGAGTGATGCTGATGTCTGGAGTAGTGCCGCCTGTTGATGACAATGGAGCTGTTGCTGTTACCGATGTAACTCCACTTCCGCCTCCACCTGGCACACTTACCTCAACAACTCCAGGCGATGTCAGTGATGCTGTTACTCCGGCACCTGTAAAGTTTAATGTTGTTGTGTTGGTGCTGACATTTGTGCCTTCGTTCTTGGTAATCAGTGGAGTTCCGCCTCCGCCTCCGATGGCAACAAGTGGATCTGCCGTCGTTCCGTTTCCTGTGATGGTAACACCATCAACAGCAACCTCAGTCAAGCATGGTACACATGGCTGCAAGTCTGGAAGCGGAATGTCACCCGTTGCACACGTATCATAGCAGCCGTCTTCAGAGGTTGTTATTACTTGCACATCCATATCAACGGAAACACAAGCCCACTCATAGTTCGCTGTTAATGTCTTAATCTCGTTTGCATATCCACTTGGCACAACCTCGTAGTTGATCACTCCAATGCTCTGCTTGAATAGTGGATCTGTTCCGCTCGTCAGCTTGTAGACTCTGGAAGCAAGCCAATCCTGAGCATCCTCCGCATCGCAAGGAAGGTGGCTCTTGCGCACGATGGCATAAGCAGTAAGCGGAAAGCTTGTTACATACAACTGCTTGCAGCCGCTCATCTTGTAGGCATCAGTCTTGGCAACTGTTACCTTGCCACGCTTCGCCCAGAACAGCGTGCCGTTCTTTGCATCGAAGTTGGTTACAACCTCCGCTTGACCATTGCCGATGTAGTGCACCCAAGCTTTGTCGTTGCCGTTCACGTTAAGCTCGCAGAGATTGAACTGCTTGTCGAATATATTGGCAACCTCAACACGTTGGTTAAGTCGTTCTATGATGGTCTTAAGTAGATTCATGGTTTGCTTATCTGATTTGATATTTGCTCAACTAACAATTCAGCGTGTAGCTGAAGCATTGCATCTTGTTCCTCTGCTGTTGGTTGAAAGATTGGGCCATATAGTTTTTGCAATCCTGCCACCTTTCCTGATTCATCTGCTTGAATGTATATTGCTGAGCCAAAGCCTTGATTAAAAACACTTGATTGATCTGTTGCAAATGACCTTTTCAAGAAGCCTGTAAGCTCTAATGGAGGTCTGCCGTTTGCTGCTTTTATCTTTGCGTAAGCAGGAGTGTAAGGCTTAGTTGGTAGCTTCTGCCCTGCCGTGTTAGTTCCTCCGCTTGTGCCTGTTCCAAAGATTCTGATAAACATCTCGCGCCTCATATCGAGCACTGCAAAAAATAGCGGAGTAAAGCCGCCGCTCCACTCTGAGAACAGCGCATCTATTCGCTCATTTATCTCTTTGGGAGTAGCCATTAAGGTAGAGCAGTGACATACTTCATGTTGCGTCTACAATCAAAGCACGTACTATCGTCAGGCATTCTCATGTTTTCTAACATGGCCTTAAGTTCTTCGCTGTATCTCGTTGCTGCAATGTCTCTCCCTGCAATCATGCCATCGTTTGGATCGGATGTTGAGAAGCCAGTGTTCACGCTAACAGTTGTATTCACTCTCTGATTTGGGCTAATTGTTAGCCCGTAGTTATAAATCTCTACTGCTGTCGCATAAGCAAGCGGCATCGCCATCAATCCACCTATGCTGCACAGCCAAGCTTCACGATCGCAGTTGACGTTATACACCAAAGACATCCCTTGCGTGTACTTCTTTGACTTGGAACTAACAACATCAGTGCCGCTTACCGTTAACTCAATGCCGATGGCATCTACAAATGGACAAACGTGCACCGCTCTCAAATGTCCTCCGCAATCAGTGCAACTGCCCTTCTTAGGAATCATCTTGGTGGTGTCATACAATGACTCATAAACAAAAGCAAGATCCATCTTGCGGCGGTTAGCCTTGAACGTCTTACCGATAAACTGCTCAACCGCTTCCGATTGGTAGAAGAAGGAATCAATCAGCTTCAAGGTGCTCATGTCGTACACAAATATCTCCACTGGCACCGCCATCGTGTAGATGTCAATCTTGAAGTTTGACAAGTAGAAGTTTAAGAAGCTTGATGTGTTCGGGTCGATTGTTACTCTGATGCCTGTATACTTTCCAGCACCGACTGCAACATCCACATTGCTTGCGTTGGTCACTACTTGACCGATGCGCTTTGACTCGACAACAGTATCAGCTTTCATCATCGGACTCAAGCGGCTTAAGATATCAGTTGACATCTTGCGCCAGGCGAATGCTCGCTTAGCTTCAAAGAGCTCAACTCCGCTGTTGTATTGGTCTGTGATTAGCTGCCCGAGTAATGTTTGATTGATGCCAAGGTCGTCAATGTAAAGCCCTGTTGTTGGCTCTGGTCTATCGCAACCTTGCAAGCCGAGTAAAGATTCGTAGCACATTGGCCTTTGATTTTTTTTACAAAGATAAATAAAAAAGGAGAGGCTTGCACCTCTCCCTTAATTCATTGTGAAAGCAAATTATCACTTCCCTCGCTCAACAGATTATCCGAGTTTTCACTCAGTAGATTCTGCGAGCTCGTTATGGGTTTACGATTGAAACGCAGTTAACATAGTTAACGCCTGCATACTTATCAGCTGCCTCATAGATATCAGTTGGCAATGTTGCCACGATACCTGTTGCAGTCAATACGATTGACAAGTTACCACAATCATCCTTCATTGTCAAGTCAACAGGAACACCTGCTGGAGTGAACACCAAAGTCTTAGAGTAGTTGCTTCCTGCCGTTGGAGTGATGCCAGTGTTCCACTCTGCAAGGTTGAAAGACAACCACTGGATTGCTCCTGCTGTTGTAACCAACGCCTTAGATTGAGAACCTTGAGCAGCTGCCAAACGAGCATCATAAGCAAAACCGAAACCGTTCTGCTGAGTGATTGCAAGTAAGTCAATGCCGTACTGAGTGCAGCATCCTGCTGCCATTGCGTTAGCATAACGCTGCATCGCTGCTCCACCGAATGCAACTGGTGCACCTGGATAGTTAGCCATGCGTGTTGCTTGCTGAATGTCAGCGATAGCGAATGCGTTAGGCTCGTTGCTTCCTAACATTGTAGGTACAACAAGGCAATCAGAAGACACTGTGTAGAAACCTTCAACATCAGTTCCCCAGTTACCGATTGCAGCAACAGCTTGAACAGCTGCGGCAGATGCAATCTTGCGATCTAATACATCCATCAAGCGCATGATTGACTCAAGCACGTAACGGCTGTTCTCTTGGCAATGACGAGCGATTTCCGCTGCATTGATAACCTGAGATGCAGTGTAAGTGTCAGTTGTTTCAACAGTGTATGTTGCAGTTGAATCGCCATACGTGTTCTCAGAAGTACAAGTTGTGATGTTTGCACCTTCTTCAACTTCTGTTTCTGGTAAGCGTTGAATCCAACGAGCTTGAACTGTTTTTAATTTACCGTTTCCTGGAGCAACTTCTGTGCGAATTAATTTCGCGTTCTCAGGAGACAATAAGAATTCAAGGAAAGGAAGTTGCTCACGCTGACCAACCTCAATGAATAATTCACCCAGTGACATTTGCACGTTAGGGCATTCTGAAAGTATTCTTGATATAGACATGATAGTCGTTTTTTATTGTAGAATTTTTTGCAACGTATTCTGAAGGCTGTTGCTTTGATGCCTACTTTTTTGCAGCTGAAAGTCCTGCCGACTACCATAGAGAAATACAAAGGTATAAAAAAAAGCCGCACTCCCTAACAAGTGCGGCTCAAAACTAAAAAACATTAATACCCTCTGCAAAGATACTTATTTTGTGTAGAATCTCGGATTTATTCCTTTTAATTTTTTATCCGATGCCGCCTCAAGTTGAGGTATCAATGGATTGCGTGTTGGGAATTTTGCCCCTGCATGCGGATTCTTTTGGATGATGCCTGCTTCTGTTGCTTCCTTGATAAGAACATCGCTCATTGTTAGGAATGAGCCGGCTTTCTCCTTGCTCTTAAGTCGCTCGCCTGTTGCCTTATCCTTCACAACGAATGCGCCATCTTCCTCAAGGTCGATTGCATACTTATCTGTGACCGCTGACTTGAATCCTCGAATTGTGTACTCGTTAACACTTGGATCAAGCTTCAATGCGCTGAGCTCCTTCTCGAATGATGAGTTTATTTTGCTCGTCTTGATGTCGGTTGCAACTTGCACCTTGTAAGACTCGAACTGATTCATCACATCTTGGCGAGCAGAATCAAGCTCGTTGCTCTTGCGCTCAAGTGACTTGTACTTCTTCTCCCACTCTTGGAGTAGTGCTTCACTGCCGTTGCCAGATGCACGCTTCTCCCAATCTTCGCGCTGCTTCTCGAACTCCGACTTTGCTCTTTCTGATGCGTTGCGGATTACCTCCTCAACCTTCTGCCCTTTGAAGTCCTCATCGGTGAGCACGATGCCAAACGGCTCAAATGCTTTGCGTGTTACATTGGCGATTGTGCCCGTAAGCTTTCCAATCTTGCCGCTTACTTCTTCCTGTTTAATCCAGTTTTCCTGAAACTTTTCTTTTGCGGCTTCGAGATCCGCTGCTTCTTCGAGGTTGAGGAACTTGATCAGCTCCAGTGCTTCCTCCTGTTTG